GTAAACCGAAATCTGTGTACGTGATCGGAAGACCGCGTGGATGGGGTGAGGATGACGCGTGGGATGAAAATTGGTGCTTCGAAGGTTCGACGCACGTCGGCGGACTGATGGTACATGAGCACGACGACGACTTGCGGCTGGAGCCGATTGGGCTGTTAGCGTCGAACGGTCAACCGATTTACCGACAAGTCGGACAAGAGCGAGGTCCATTGGGCTTCGATACCGGCGGGAACGCGTGGCGAGATGACGAAGAAGACGCCGAAGAAGACTGATTGGGTCCCCCATTCGGAGATCAACAAGCTCCCACCTGATCGTATTCCGCTCGTGCGTGAGACGTGGGAGTCCTATCACACCGCAATCTTCACCTTGATCGAGCAGAACGCCGATCCTAGCGCGCTAGAAGACATTCGAGTGAAGGCGACGGCTTACTACGAAGCCTATCTCGATTTACTGATCACTAACCGAACTACCTAATGCCTCAATTAGCGAACGAACGGCAAGAACTCTACGCCAAGATGCGGGCGAAGGGTTTCCCGCCTGCGAAAGCCGCAAACGCGGCTGGATACGCTGCGGGATCGGCTGTCTATGCCGGTCTCGAAAAGGACCCTGACGTCCTGAACCGCATCGCGGAGATCATGGATGAGTTGAACGAGCGCAAAGAGGCGCAAAAGCTTGCAGCGATGGAAGCCGCGAAAGTCGTCGGCCAACTCACCGGAATCGAGCGCTCTTACGTCGTCCGGAAGCTGGCGGAGAATGCTGAACTCGCGCAGCGTGCCGGAGACTTCAAGGAGTCTAACGCCGCACTGAAGCTGATCGGTGAAGACCTCGGGATGTTCAAAGGACCGACGGGCGACGATTCGTCTGGTCAAAGCACACTCCCGCCGACGTTCGACTTGGACGCGCTGCATAGCGTCCTCGACAGAGCCCTTCCGGGGCCGACTGAACCGACCGAAGAGGAGATCGAGGCCCTGACGCCGGTACAGGACTCCGAAGCGATGATGAAGCTGCTCGACGGCCACAAGGCCGTCCAACAACGCCGCTCGGCGAACAACGAGCGCGCCCTCTTGACCGGCTCCGAGACCGACGCGGCGTTCACGGCCGACCCGGACCTCGACGAGCCCGACCCGAACCTGAACGATGCCGACTGACTACCCTCACGAAGACCGCGACAAGATGCGGGCGACTATCCGCCAGATCGGTGATCTCGCGGAAGAGACGAAACGTGCCGCCGCGCGTGGTGAACCGCTCCCTGAGCAGACGCGTCAGGTGGTGGCGGGACTTACGCGGTCTGAAGACCCTGAGACGCAGATCAAGGCGCTTGGGGCGATGCAAGAGGAACTCCGTAATCGACACCTCGCTCGACTGCTCCCGCTCGCCAAGGGCGAGTTCGCGGCGTTCTGTGAATACGTCAACCCGGAAGAACCACCCGAGTCGAAGTGGCATCGGTTCCTCTGCGATACTCTGCAACAGATCGAACTCGACCCGAAGTTCAATCGGTTTATTTTGAACGTTCCGCCCGGTCACGCGAAGCCACTTCACGTCGATACTCCGGTACTGATGGCGGACGGAACGTACAAACGCCTCGGTGACATCGTCGTGGGGGATCGCGTGGTGTCGCACACCGGTCGCGCCTGTGAGGTCACGGCGGTACATGAGCAGGGCGTGCTCCCGCTCCTGAAGATCACCACGAAGGCAGGACGGGTGGTGTACGCGGAGCAGTCGCATTCGTTCAAGGTCGGATCGAAGTGGAAAGCTGCGGGGAAACTGAAGATCGACGACCCGCTCGACATCATTGCAGTTCCCCCGGAAGTTGGTGAAGCAACGGAGGATGATGATGCTTTCCGGTTCGCCGCGCTGGCGCAAGCGAACGGATCGTATTCGGTCGTCAAGAAACTGGACGCAAGGTACGTCAATTACCACTTCTGGACGTCGCAGGAGGTAATTGCTCGCGCCGCAAAGGACGTCTGTGAGCGCATGGGGATTGCGCACAAGATTCACGCGTTCGGCGAAAAACCGTCGTACGCTGTGAGGATTTCGCAGGAGGCTTTCACTACTCTGGGAGACAAATTTGGGCTCCGCGTTAGAGAAGAGGGGAAGAGAGTCCCTGAGTTCGTCTTTCGCGGGACCGATGAGCAGATCAAAATCTACCTCTCGACTTTCTTCTCCTCGCGGTTGGTCTTCCCGAAACGGCTGAAGCATCCGGCGGGGATGGTGTATTCCCGCTCGATTGAGCTTCTGAGGGACCTCCAACGTCTACTCTCTCGCCTCAACCTTTTCAGCTACTTCAAAGTCCCTCCGAGCCTCTCGTGTTCGCGATGGGCTCTGGTTGTCCCTATGGAGGCTCTACGTGCGTATTTCGCTTGCGGGCTGTCCTACGTAGGCAGCGACGCGGAATGGCTCTCTACGGCCCTCCTGAGGCCCGTAACGGGCCATCGGAGAACGACAGGGGCGGAAGCCGATAGCGTAGCGTCTCAAAATCTGGCCGAACCCGGTGAGTGTCGATGCCTGACGGTGGCGGACGACCACACGTTCACCGCCGACGGAATTGTCGTTCACAATTCCACGTACGCGTCACGTTTGTACGTCGCGTGGTCGCTCGGACGTGATCCGGACAAGAAGATCATCGGCGCCGGGAACTCGCAGAGATTCGTCGAGAATGAGTTCTCGAAAAAAATCCGAAATCTGATTCAAACTCCGGAGTATCGTCGTGTCTTCCCTGAGATCGTGATCTCTCACGATACGCGCGCCGCAGATCAATGGGCGCTCGCTGGCCGTAAAGGGCAGTACGTCGCCAAAGGCGCCGGGCAGGCGATTCACGGTCACCGGGCGAATTTCGTCTGCGTGGACGACCCCTACGGGAAGATCGAGGACGCTGAGAGCCCGACGATTCGCGAGGGCGTCCTGACGTGGTTCCTCAACGACATCGGTTCGCGTCTGTTGCCGGGCGCGAAGGTCTTCGTGATCATGACCCGGTTCCATGAAGAGGATTTGACGGGTAGTTTACTTGAGCTAAACAAGAAATTACCTAAGGATTCCAGATACTTCCATATGGAGGCCCCGGCGATTTGCTTTGATCCATCAACAGATATATTAAGGCGAAATCAAGGCGAAGTCCTATGGGAGTACTATAATTTACAGTATTTTCTTGAGAAACGTGCCAATAGCTCGTATCAGCGTTTTTCCTTAATTTACCAGCAATTAGCGGATGCATCTAACCCTGATAACATCGCAAGTTGCATCAAATTCTACGACCGAGCGCCGCACAAAACCGACGCGGCTTTGAGTAAAGCTAAAGCAAACGGGCAGGTTGACGACTTGGGAAGACCTAAGGTCAATCCGAGGGATTACTATCGCCGACTTGTGGTTTCAGTAGACTGCGCAGCGAAGAAAACAGAACGTGCCGACTATACTGTCGTGCAGGTCTGGGGCGAGGGGTATGATCACAATCACTACCTGCTCGACCAAGCGCGCGTGAAAGTAGAATTTCCTCAGATGGTGCAGGAAATCGAGACCAAAGCCCGCAAGTGGGAGGTCGATTGCATCCTCGTCGAAGACAAGGGGCAGGGGACCGCCTACATCCAAGCGCGCGGTCGGTCTGACAGCCAACGGCGACTCGCCCCGGCGGAGGTGATCCCGATCTCGGTTCCCTCGAATCAGGGTAAGGAGTTCCGTTTCGACGAGATCACACCCTTGATCGAGACCGGCAACGTTCACGTGCCGCAAAACGCCGATTGGGTTGACCTGTTCGTACGGGAAGTCGGTCAGTTCCCCGACGGCGCCCACGACGACCAAGTGGACGCGATGTCGCAATACCTGCGGTGGGCGAAGAAGCAACGCAGCCGGTACGGTTCGCGTAAGGTCGGGAGCATGGGATGACCGGGACCCTAGAGATTTTCATCTCTGGGACCCTTGGGATTTTCTGCTCGGAGGGTCCCTCGAAATTCTAAAATCGAGGGACCCTGAAAATTCATGACAGGGACCCTACGGATTTTCACCATAGGGACCCTACAGATTTTCAAAACAGGGACCCTACGGATTTTTATGTCGGGGACCCTAAAGATTTTAAAAATCCAAGCCCCGGATTTTTCGATTTTTGATCAAAAATCACCGATTTTCACGTATTTTTGGCGATATTTCGCCCATTTCAACCCCCTCCACCGCAACGTAGCGCTACATGTCGGCACATCAGTACATCCAACGGAAAGCCCTGCTCCGCACCAGCGTGAGCCCGCTCGCGACCTTCTTCGCCTCCTATCACTTCAGTGACAGGCATCCCTACGGCCTGACGATCCCTGAGCGCCCGGCGCCGGGCGACGACGAGGCGCGTGTGCTGATCGCGCACCGCCTCACGCCGCCTAAGCCGCCACGAGTCACTGACTGTTGCTAAGATGACAGGTCACTCTAGGGCGGATTCCGCCCTAGAGATCAACGTTCTGCGAGATGACAGACGCTAGAGGCGTAATATGACACCTGAAAACGCCGTTCTGGCGGGGATTCTGGCGCTTTTCATGACACACAGGCCCATGCAGCCGGACGAGCAGACGCGTTACGAGCGCGCGAGCCTGCGCCCGGTCCCGGCCGTGTCGGCGCCGCAGCACCCCACGTGGATCGACCGCCTGCGGGTCGCATGTAACCGTGTCGCCGTGTAGCGCTACGTAACGACACCATATCGTTACATTTCAGCAAGACCTAATGCGAGAGCAGACCGTCTACGTATCGCTACGTGACGGAACCATATCGTTACATTTCAGTAAGTCTGAATGTCCTGCAAGCAAACTGATACAATTCGACACGACTCAGACTTGACTCATGCATATACTGTTCTATATGCGTATTGACGCGAGTCGGTTTTGACTCTGACATATACTTGTTACCACGCGCGCGAGCGCGCGCCGGTTTCCGACGCCAGCGCGTTTCGACGCGAATCGGTTTCGACACGACTCAGTTCTGACGCGAGTCGGTTTTGACACGACTCGGTTTTGACACGCTCAGGGAAGCGCGCTGGCGGGCGCGCGAACGCCCGCGCGCAGAAAAATGCGCGTTTTTCCCGCTGTTACACAACTGTTACCAAACGGCTACATTGTAACAGTTACGTAACAGTAAGTTACTGAAATATAACTGTAATGTAACTGAAATATTTCACGAATGAAATATTTCAGTAGGTTACTGAAATGTAGCGCTACGTAGCGCTACGTAATGACATGTCGATACCGTAGCGGCACGTAGCAGCTACACGACGGAACCAATGGTTAGCCGTCGCTGTAACGACACCGAAGCGGCGGGCGCGCGCCCCGGGGGGCGGAGCCGACCGCTCCGCTTGAGATGGGTAGCAGGGAAGCCACAGTCAAGGGTCGAGCGCCCTCCCGGGCCTACGCCCCGCCCCCGGGCGGTCGAGCGCCCTCCCGGGCCTACGCCCCGCCCCCGGGCGGTCGAGCGCCCTCCCGGGCCTACGCCCCGCCCCCGGGCGGTCGAGCGGACGCGATACGTTCGGGCCTGGAGCGAACGCCCGCGATCCAATCGCACCCGATTCAATCGTCATCGAGCATCTCGCGCTCGGCAGGGCTCGCGGCCTGTGGAGCGAAGCGACCGCGATCTAATCGCACCCGATCCAATCGTTATCGAGCGTCTCGCGCTCGATAGGCTCGCAGCCTAGAGCGAACGCCCGCGATCCAATCGCACCCGATCCAATCGGTTCCGCCCGAAGGGTGACGTGCGCGTCACCTTCACCCGTGCGTCAATCTTAATGAACCGCCCGGATGAGAACAAAACCGGAAATGCCTCGCCAAGCCCCTAGGAAGCCCCTGCATAAGCGACTTACGCTTTCGGCCACTTACCCCCCAGACGACTCCGACTTGGCGATTTCCTTGCGCCGTAAGGGTTTGCGCTAGGCACGCCAGCGAACCCCCTTCGCCCCCGTCGTCGAGACCGCTCCGGCCTAGATAACTGAACCGTCCGGTACGGTTAAGAGCCGAGTCATCCTAGCAACCGCAGATGACTCGGCTCCTTCGGCGAATCCGTGGCTTATTCGCCACGAGTCACGAAATGCGATTCAGGGTAAGGAACAAACCCACGCGGGCGCCGTTCCGCGTTCGAGTTCGGAGTTGCTTGGGGCAAACCGCCCCGCCGCGTCGCGCCCCCACCGGGCGCCGAAACGGGCGGAGTAGGTGTCTCAGGGGGCGCCGACCTTGGCCCCGCCCTTCCACAAGGCGGAGCCGGTCTTTCGACATTGTGAATCCGATCCCCTCGCAACCGCGACTCCACCTGACTCCACAGGGCGGGGCGGGGGTTCACAAACAAGCGCGCGGCGCCGCCCCATTGGCTATGGGGCGCAAGGCTCCGCGCGTGGCGAAACACCGAACAACGGGGGGCGCGGCTCTACGGCCGCGCGCCCCGGTGTCTCTAGGCGACGCGCCCTAACCCTAGGCTGAACGAGCCGGGCGCACAGATGGAGTCAGGCAATGAGGCTAGTAGACAGGGCGACCGGCGAACAACTCTCGCGCGGCGACAAGGTCGAAACCTTCCGAGGCGAGCGCGGACGACTGCAAGACTTCAGAGCGCCGCACAAACCCAGTTCAAGCGGCCGCATCTGGGTAAAAATCGGCGATTACGTCGCCGAGTTTTTCCCGTCGGTCATCAACGCCGAATTTCGGAGCTAACCAATGCATGACTTGCACACTCTTGTTCGCCTGAACGACGCGGCGAACGTCAAGAGCAACTCGCGCGGCGACACTCATCGCCGCGAAGTCGAAAAGTTGGAGCGTGCTTTACTCCGGGCGCACAACGCGCTCGCGGATGCTTATGCGGCCCTGCATATGCTCGGTCTCGATAGTAACTCGCTTCTCTCTCATCAGTTGAGAGACGCGTTGACGCGTTAGAATTACTTAGGGGGCGCGGCCTGGAGAGAAAATAATGCTCCGCCGCGCCCCCTCGGTGTCTCTAGCTGAGCGCCCCTAAAGCTAGGCTGAAGAGCCGGGGCGAAGATGGAGTCAGACAATGAGAGACGATATCGCGACGCTAACGCCGCTGTTTGGCGTAATCGTTGGCATGGGCGCTGTAATCGCCTTGGCGAGCTACCTCGTTCACCATATGCCGAACGGGGCGTTGTTCTTCCTGAACTGAGGGGCAAGCAAGTGAGAAACACACTCTCCTTGGCGTTCCGCTTGTTCGTCTGTTGCTTCGCCTTCTATGAGGGCGCGAGACAGACGGACGAGCTTCACCCGCATGAGCACAACCATGTGATGCCGCTGCGGTGGTATGAAACCGAAAGCGACGGGCGCCGACTGCGCATGGTCGCTTACGAATAGCGGGGGCGAAGATGGGACCGGATGCTGAATTTCTGCGGCATATCCTGATTTGGGGCATTGGCGGCGCCGTGTTTGTTTGGGCCGCTTTCCAGTTCAGCGGTTACGGCGCGGCGGAAGCGCTCGAAATCATAGAAGAGGAGATTTGCGACCTTCCTTCTGTTGACGAGTAAAGCTTAAAGCGCCCCGGTTCAACTGAACCGGGGCGCGCGGTGTCTCTAGGCGAGCGCCCCTAAACCTAGGCTGAACGAGCCGGGGCGAAGATGGAGTCAGACAATGGCAATGCTCTTTGTCGGCGTCTTCTTCTTCTGTCTCGTTGGTCTACTTACAAGCGATCTCGGGGACTGAAGAGATGACGAGAAAAGAGACGCTAGAAGCTATTCGCGCGCTGGGTTTGCTTGCGAGTTTCGACCCGGAAACCCGTGAATACAGAGTCGCGCCTAATCTAGGGCCGCTGCCTTGTGGGCGCGGCTTTCAGGCGCAGCGACGCGCCGCTGAAGAACGCGCGGCGTACTACACGCCAGACGCAACGGACGCGACGGATACCGCGCGAAGGATGTCTGTTGATGTAGAGAACGCGTTAGAAACCTTGGGTTTAAAGGGATTGAATAAATGAAAACGCGTTCCGCCCTTCTTCAAGACTTTGTCGCGTTCGTTCTAACCTTGGCGGCCGTAGGATTGGCCGAGTCGATTTTCTTCACAGTGAAGAAGATAGCGGGTTTCTAGACTTGGGGGCGCGGCCTGGAGACAGGTTTGCGCCCTCCGGTGTCTCTAGCTGAGCGCCCCTAAAGCTAGGCTGAAGAGTCGGGGCGAAGATGGAGTCAGGAAAATGACCGTGCAAATCCTGCAATTCCCGAACGTTCCACGTATCGGGCGCCCTATTACTTGCGGGCGGGGCGAGCTTGTGCAGTTTCCTCTGAGCAATCCGCGCACGGCTAAACTTACGGAAGCGGATAAGACGTCCGTCGCCGAGCTTGTGCGTCTCGCCGATATCTACCGCGAGACTAAGGAGCTTTTCGGCGAGACCGACTCGTTTCTTAAGGTCATTGAGGGCGACCAACGCCAAGCGCTCGCGCACGCTTCGCCGGAAGCAATCGCCGAGTTTAATCGTCGCGTTGGGATGTGAACCTAGTAAAACCGAAGATGAGGTAAAGCGATGTCTGAACAACGCAAATGCGGTTCGCAAGTCTGTGATGAGAACACCCGCGAGATTCTCTATGACGCTCGCGGGATCGAATGCGGCTACGCCTGCAATAAATGCCGAAAAGAGAAGATGTCGCGTTATCGGGCGGACGTCTTCTCTAACCCTGACTATGAATGCGACGAACCGATTGACGAGGATTGAACAAGGGGCGCCGCCCTACATGGGCGGCGCCTTCGGTGTCTCTAGGCGACGCGCCCCTAAACCTAGGCTGAACGAGCCGGGGCGGAGATGGAGTCAACTAATGCTAAAGATCAACTTTGATCCCGACGCGATTCAACGCGCGCTTTCGAGCGCCGAGACAGACTCGGCGCTCGAAAGGCTCCAACAAGGGTTAGGGATCGCAGTCGAACGTGCGGGACGTCTAGGGATGACGGAAGCCGCTATAAGTCCCGACTTTATCGGGACTGAGGTAAACGGGTTCAACGTCTCTCGTTTAGACCGTGAACCCGGAATCAAAGCTTTGTTCGTCTACGTGAACCAACTCACGGGCGACATATCGACTCACACGTAAGACAAAGGGGCGCGGCGAACCTCGCCGCGCCCTTCGGTGTCTCTAGGCGACGCGCCCTAACCCTAGGCTGAACGAGCCGGGCGCAAGATGGAGTCTGAACATGCAAGAGCAAACCCGCGAAGCTGTCCTTATCCTTCCGGTTAAGGGCAACGGGGGCGATGAACTCACTCTGATTCACGCGTTGTTGCGCGCGCATCTACTGCGAACGTTCGGGGGCTATACATCGCAGAACGTTCAAGGCGCGTGGCGCGACCCTGAAGACGGCCGCGCCTATGTCGAGTCTTCGGTGGAATACCGAGTCGCGGCCGTATGGACTGACGAGGCGCGCGCGAACCTCGAAAAGCTCGCCGCGCATTACGCCCATATGGCGCGCCAACTCTCGCTGTACCTACGCGACGACATGGGCGCCGTTCATTTCGTCTCGCCTCGCGAGGCGCCCGAACTTGTCGCCGGTCTCGATGAGTCGGACGTGCTGGCGCACGTCGCCTAACCCCAAACCCCCGGCGCCCGCGCCGGGGGTTTTTTGTTGCCCGCGTCGCGCCCCTAGGAAGCGCGTACACGCGTCTTTCCGCGCGCCCCGCTATCTCGCGCCCCCGGAAGCGCTGGCGCGCGTGTGTGGCCGTTCTAGCGTCCCGGGCGCTCGCGCCTGGATTCGCGTACCGACCGGTTCAGTTATGGGTTGTGACATCCGTGTAGCGGCTCGCGTTGTGTATCCGCCACGGCCGTGTCGCGTTCCGCTGGCGTAGCGATACGCGACGGCTACGTAACGACATGTCGTTACGTAGCGCTACGTTCCAGTCAGGAAACCGTAATGTTCCACTACATTTCTGTAATGTGATGAAATCGTTACAAAACTGAAATATTTCAGCTACATAACGTTACCGTACCGTTACGTAGCGAAATATTTCTGTAATGTAAGGGTCCCATGACACCCCCCCTGAACAAAACCAGAACACGGGCGCCTCACGTGTACGGACTCAATTGAAAAATTGTGTTCGAAAGGCGGCGGGCAGGCGTTTTACGCGCGGCGAGGGCGATTCCTATACTCGGGCCGCTTCGCGGGGTCGGGGCCGCCATCGAAAAGGGTTCTGGAGGCGAAAAACGCTGATTTTGCATTGAAAAGGGCTCCCGAAGCGATTCGGGAGCCCTCTCGGTGTCTGACAGGTCCATCTCGGGAGGTTGGAGCTTACTACACGCGTTCCGTTCTCCCTTCTCCTCGTGCGACCACGTCGGACACTGTCAAGCTAGGGGGACCCGGGGCCACCGTCAACAATTCTTTCTCTTGACACACAGTTTCAAATTTCTTGACACACTCCGCTTTTCATGACATCCCGTTGGATGCTGAAGTTGGCCCTCGGGTCATGACCTCCTAGGGGTGGGGACCCAAGCCCCACCCCGTCTTTTCGATCCGATGGCGGGCACCACTCCCAACTCCCCCAACATCTCCCGCGTCCGACACGGTACGGTCGGCGCCGACTTCGTGCTCGTCCATCCCGAGTATCAGTATTGGTATCGCGACTGGCTGAAAATCCGCGACTGCATCGCGGGCGAGCGGACGATCAAGGAGAAGGGCGAGACCTATCTTCGTAAACTGAAGGGTTCCGACGCCGAAGACTACGCGGAATACCGCGACCGCGCGGTGTTCTACAACATGGTCTCCCAGACCATGAACGGGATGATTGGTCAGGTCTTCCGGCGCGAGCCGCTGATCCGCAATCTTCCGGCGAAGTTCAAGGACGCCGTCCGCACGTTCGCGAAGGACGGCTCTTCGCACGTCGGGCTCGCGAAGACCGTCCTCTCGGATCAGATCGCGGTCTCCCGCTTCGGCGTGCTCGTGGACGCTCCGTCCACGCCGAGCAAGACCCCGACCGCCTTCGCGGTCGGATATCAGGCGGAAAACATCCTCGATTGGGATATCGCGGTCGTGGACGGGGTCTACCAGCCGATCCGCATCCTCCTGCGCGAATTCGTCCGCGACGATCCGCTCGAAGACCCCGATCCCCCCGTCCGCAAGGCGACCACCAAAGACAACGGCCGGGTGAAGGTCACGCCGCTGCGGTCGTCGATCCAGCCGTCGCAGAACCCCCCGAGCGCCCGTTACGGCACGAACTACAACTATCGCGAAATCTACCGCGAACTCGTGCTGGAGATCGACGAGCGGACCGGCGAACGCACCTACGTCCAGTACGTCCGACGCGACGCCCCGAACGGGGAGCCCGACGCCCGTCTCGTCCCGATGATCCGGGGGGTCCCGCTCGACTTCATCCCGTTCAAGTTCTTCGGCGCGACCGGAAACACCCCGGACTGCGAGAAGCCCTGCCTTCTCGACATCGCGAACCTCAACATCTCCCACTACCGCACCTACGCGGAACTCGAATGGGGTCGGTTGTTCACCGCGCTCCCGGTGTACTACGCGCCCGGCGGTGACTCGGACAGCCGGGGGAACTACCACATCGGCCCGTCTCAGGTGTGGGAGGTCCCGGACGGCCAGATTCCCGGCATTCTGGAGTACAAGGGCGAAGGGCTGAAGCAACTCGTCACCGCGCTGGAGATCAAGGAACAACAGATCGCCGCGATCGGCGGGCGCATGATGCCCGGGATGTCGCGGTCGGTGTCGGAATCCGACGGCCAGACCGCGCTCCGCGAAGCGAACGAGCAATCCCTCCTGCTCAACGTGATTCTGGCGAACGAGGAGGGGATGACCGACGTCGTCCGCTGGTGGCTGATGTTCCTCGACGTCCCCCTCGCGGAAACCGTGAGTCTCCGTTACGAGATCAACACCGACTTCCTCACGAGCCCGATCGGAGCGAGAGAGCTTCGCGCGATCCAGTTGATGTACGACGACGGCGTGCTCCCGCCGGAAGGCTTCTACGAGTACCTCCGCAAGGCCGAGGTGATCCCGTCGAGCATGTCGCTGGAGGACTACCTCGCGGCGTTGAAGAACAAGGACAACTTCTTCAACAACCCCGACGCGCTCGCGAAACTGCGCGGCTTCGCCTCGCGTCAGCAAGAACTCGACCAAGCGCAACTCGACATCGCGAACGAGTTGGACCGCGCTCAACTTGATCTCGACACCGACACGCAGGGCCGCGCGGGCGACGTCGCGGAGGGCCAGCTTGACCTCGCGCGCAAGTCGCAAAAGGATGCGAACGCCCGCGCGAAGGAAGCCGCCAAGCGCCCGATCCCGGCGCCGGGCGCCCCTCCGCGCGCGGGACCCAAGCCCCCCACGGGTAACGCGTGATGGCGGGCGAGGACGACATCGAAGATTTCATGCGCGGGCTCGACCGTGAAGGGATCACCGACTTCGACGACCACACGGGCGAACTCGATGACGACGACCTCGCGCTGCTCGCCCCGCGCCGGAAATCCGCCCCGCCGACCGACACCCCGAAGAAACGGAAGCGTAAATGAGCGAACTTCCGCCTATCACGATCACGGCCTACGTCGGAGAGAAGCCCTTCAACCCCGACGATTACGACTA